TGCTGTTAATACTGTAACTGATGAACATTCATCCACTGCTTCTGGAGAAGTAGGTTTTGATGGTAAATTTAAAACGACTATTGCCCTTCATCACAATCAAGGTGCCATTTCATTTGCAGGAGATACACAGGATATAACTCTTACTGCTGTTGCTGGAAGTAGTCTTAATCTATTAGTAACTGGTTCGACCACTACTTTTGTCACAAGAGATGGTGGATTTACTCCTTTTAGTAATTGGATGGGAAGAACTGTTGTATCAGGTTCTGATACTTATGTAATTGAAGAAGTGGTTAATAATGCCACTGTTAGGACCAGTGGTGGTAAAACTTGGGCTAATAACGATAGCGTCACGATTAGAAAAATTTCCAGTGCTTTGGAAAGTAACAAACTGGGTGGAGATTTCAGTACCCTCTATTATGACACTGAGCAGCGTATGCTCAGGGCTAGAACCTCAAGTCAAATAGAAGGTCCTACTATGCAGACCCCTGACCTTATTACTCCTTTCTGGGGTACCGTGATGACGGGGTTCCATGGAACTAAACTCTGTAGCACTTCAGGTGAAGTTATCATTGAGTTGGCGGCAGACCATGGATTTGGTGCTAGTCTAACCCATAAGCCTATGGTGCTGGCTACTGTAGACCCGACTAGCATAACGGGTGATGAACATGCTACCGCTACTGCGGCAGCGTCTTATGTAGTGGTTAAGAAGTTTACTGATGCCGCTGGTACGCCACAGTCTGCTCAGTGGGGACTGGCTGGTGATGCTACGAATGGCAGAACTCTATCGGCACAAGGTGATGGCTCCACTGTATCTACCTTTAATGGGGGTCATATTTATAGTAAAGTATATATGCTTGATGCCACTACCAATGAAATTCTTGACGAGGGAAACGTTCTTAGTGTAAGTGGTAATACTATGGTAACAAGTATCAATGGGTGGGTGGGAGGAACCCATAGATATTATGTAGAAGCTTCAATACAAAAGATTTACTTACAGGTATATAAACCAGCCCTTTCCTTAGCTTCAGCGGTAGTTTCCAGTAATGTGGGAGCGACAGACACTGTTCTTGTCAATCCAGTAACTGGGGTTTTGTATTCATCAGACCATGGTTCCATAAATGATGTACTATCAGCTACAGCAGGAACTCTTCGGATAGGGGTTTGCTACTCAATCATTCCTAGACCTTCTTTGCTTACGGGACTTCCATTTACTGGAACGGTTACTCTACATGCAGGTCATAACATATAGATGTCTAGATTCTATAATCGGACACAACGGGTAAGACATCGTGTTATGCACCATACTAATGAGTCCAAAGCCAAGATGATTGCCTCCCGTTCCTATGAAAAAGACACTCCTGAATGGGATGCTGCCTATATCGCAAAGTTAAAAGAGTTCAATCTCAATGACCAAATTGACCTCGTTAAAGATGCTCAATTCAGTAATTCTTTGAATAAAGATATTAATCTAAGAAATTTTGACTTTTCTTAGAATCACGTTTACAGGGTTGACTTTTTCGGACTACCTGTTAGTATCTATTGTGTAAAGAGTAACTCTAGTTTCAATTCTAGTTCTAGATGATAGATACAAAAAGACAGGTGTTAGATGAATCCCTCTCAGATTGAGCGGTTAACGCTCTCCTCCATTAAGACCCCCTCCGACCTCTTTTACCTCCAAGATGAACATGGTCTTTCTGAGACTCATTTTGCCTTTTTTCCTGAGGAAGCTCGGTACATTTATAAGTACACGAGAGAGTATGGACAAGCCCCTCCTGAAGTAATGCTTGAGGCGAACTTCCCTGATTTTGAATATGCCCCTGCTGAGAATTTTGAAGTTCTGGCAGAGGAGTTTCGTAAGTCCTATGTAAGTCGATTGATAACCCTCTCCTATGGGAACGCCCGAAAATTCATGGATGAGAATCCTGTTGAAGCGGCGTCTTATATGATGAGAACTTTGGCTGACCTTACGAAACCTTCTGATAAAGAAGTTATAGAACTCTCTAGTAATCCCATGCAATGGTATGACCAGTATGAACTTAGAGTTCAGCAACGGGAAGATGGGGAATTCTTGTCCATTGGCATTGAACCTTTAGACGGGAAGGTTTTTATTACTGGAGGACAGTTGATTGGTTTACTTGCTGACTGGGGAGTAGGAAAAAGTTACTTCGCTGTAAAAATGGCAGTAAGTTTTTATCTACAGGGTCAGAAGATTTTATTTATATCTCCCGAATTATCTCGTCAGGAATTGATAGTTAGATTCCATACGATTCTTGGTAGAAAATGGGGATATGATTTTTCTGCTACTGCATTGTTATGGGGTCTTCCTACTCAGAAAGAACAGTATATAAAATTTTTGAATGAACTGGAGGAACGAAAGGCAGGGAACGAAGACATAGTCATTTATGACACGGGTATAGAAAGTGGTTTGACGGTTGACTATGTTGGAGGATTAATACAAAAACATAACCCTGATATTGTGTTTATTGATTCTGTTCAGTTCATTAAAGATACCAGTGGGGTTAGAGAGGGGTGGGTGCAGTTAGGAAAAATATGTAGTGGTCTTAAGGAACTTGCAAGAAAATATGAAAAAATTATCGTTACAACCAATCAAACTAATGCTCAGGGAGAGTCTGCGTATAGTCGTGAATTCCCCCGCTTTGTTGATTTACTCATTAGGATATCTAAAGTGGAAGGTAAAGTTACCCAACGAGATATTACCGTGGATAAAGTCAGGACTGGTCCAGGTATTCCTGAGACCATGCCAGTATCTTTTGACGCTGATTTTGGGTTCATCGGTGACTCAGTTTGGTCAACGGATGATAATCTGGTCAGCGATACTACTATATTTTAGTTTACTTTATTTGGCAGTAATTATTAGTGAGTACGTTAAACAAGAGTTTGGATTTCATATTGGAGTATGGTCGGGGATAGCTTTTGGTTCGTTAGTTAGTTTGATATGTGGTTATCTGGTGCTAAGTATATCCATAAGGATGCATACAACTAATGCAAAATGATATAGAAGCCTTCTTTAATAGAGTTGGCTTACATGTTAGTAGATATAATCGTGGTGAGTTCAGTATCTATTGTCCTTGGCACGATGATGATAATGCTTCATTGTTTGTTAATCCTGCTAAAGGATTGTATAACTGCTTTGGAGGATGTGTTAAAGGGTCTAATGGCATAGGTTCTCTTCTTAAAAAACTTGGAGATGGCATTGACACACAGTTTATGTTGCAGTTTCCAGACTATATAGTGCCCGAAGAAGAAGAAGAGGAACAGGATGTTAAGATTGATATTAACATCGATAACCTACCCTTAACGGAAGTTAACAGCTACTTAAAGCGTAGAAGGATAACTGAAAAGACAATAAAGGCGTTTAATATTAAATATCATCTTGGTTATGATGCACTTATTGTTCCGATTAACGATAGACAAGGAAACTTAGTTGGATATATAAGAAGAAACTTAAACAGTAATCCTAAGTACTTGAACGCTAAGGGTATGGATATAGGTCGCTTAGTATTTCCTTACGAGAAATTTGAGCCGAAGGACGGGCAAGTAGTGGTGGTAGAGGGATTGTTTGATGCGATTAGGGCACATCAAGAAGGATTTACTAATGTTGTTAGTACCATTGGTGGAGAGATAAAAAGAAAACAGTTAAATATTTTAATGGAATACGCACGAGAAGTGGTGTTGTGTCCAGACAGAGATAAGGAGGGAGTTCGTCTTGCTGAAAAAAATTTGAGGTTATTGAGAAGGTTTGGAGTGCCAGTAGGATTTACTAGACCATCAGGAGCGTCTAAAGACCTTGCTGAATCGATTCATCTAGATGAGATGCCAGTTACACCAGACTTTTTATTAGAGTTCGGACAAAAAAGTATCAGTAGTTTTCTAGGAGTTAAGTAATATGCCAAGGTTAGATAGAGGAAATGTAGTAACAGGTTCCACAGGAGCAAGAGGTCGTTATGACCCAAACATCATAATTCCATGGAATTGTGTCCGATTTGCCAGTGATGAGTTCGCTGTTCTACGGATGCTTGCTCCGATGGAAGAAAGTCCGTTAATTGATGCTGCCAAGTATCACAGTCATAGGGCAATGGTTAATGGTGCCCAGCAGTTTCGTTACGTGTACTGCACAACGGGTAATGTTTATGAAGATGCCGAGGGAAGGTCACATCAAGTAGCCCCAGGTGACTGTGATTTGTGTAAGTCACAAGATGATGCGACCAAGATTACTCGTTACCGTTTTAATATGTGGGTATTCTGTTACGGCATCTACCATAATAATCAGAACCCTAGGTTTGGAAAATATGATGATGCTGAGGAATGGGAACAACGAAAAGTGGCTTCTCGTCATTACTATCGGGAAGCAGTGTTGAAGCCTCAGATTCTTCAGGCTCCTAAAACGGTAATGGATATCTTTAAAGGATACGAGGAACGACTTGGAACAGAGAAGTTTGCAAGTGCTACTTTTGATTTGATGAAACGGGGAATTGCGCCTTCTATTTCCTATACGGGATATGAGACTTCGGTTCAGTTGCCTGACGTTGAAGATGATATTCAGGCAATCATACCTGAGTTACCTGACATAGAAAAAATAAGTGCTGAACTTATTACATCGTGGGAATTTCCTAAGTTATACCCCGATGGTGACTCTCATACTGCCAAGGATGCAGATGCATTTGAGGAAGCAGGGGGTACATTTTAATTGGAAGATGACAATGTAAATATTCAACCTTTTACTGATGCATTGTTATTCCAAGGAAAATCCTCAGAGCAGAATCCCTTACCAGAGGAATATGCTCTGGGGAACCTTGTGCGGCTAAATCAATCCTATCGTGAGTATAACCACGGTATTATCGTAGAGAATATTGGCTACAACGCCATGGGTTCTCCGTATGTGAGTCTGCATTTATACAATACAGATGGAGAGATATACCTGATGTCAGAAGACGGTAACACTCCTCGTTATGTTGATTTTGCAGCAACTGAGTTTGAAGTGATACGAGTAGCGAAGACTAGATAAAAGTGAGGTCATTAGATGAGTAAAGGAAGAGCAAGTTTAGGTTACACCGTAAACATTGGTGATTACCAAAGTGTCAGGATTGATGCTGACGTTGAGATAGATACCGAGGGTGATGTTGATGAGCAATTGAAGGTTGCTTTGAAGGCTATTAGGAAGGCTTGGCTAGCTGAGGAGTCTCAAATAGGAGAGGCTTTAACTGAATTAGAAATGTCTTCTATAAAGACAAATACTGTTGAATCTCTGGTGAAACGACTGGATAAGATTGAGAAAGATAATATAGACATACGAGACCAATTAGGAAAGTCCCTAGCTAAAGAGGGTTGGTAGGATATGGCATTTGTCGTTGACAGGAGAGCTTTATTAAAACTTCTTGGGAACATTGCTCAAGCTAGTAGAGGCATTCAGTATAAAGCTGTAATGGGCAGAAGTAAGGGAACATCTCTTACTATTTGGTTTGATTCTTTGGAGGGTCACCTCTGGCAGTTCTTAGAGAATGAAGAAACTACCACAGAAGAGTTAGCTTTTTCTGTTTCTATTACTAATTTTCATAAGTTAATTTCAGCTTGGAAATCCAAAACCATTTCTATTTCACAAGGAGAAAATGGAAGTATTGTTCTTTCTTCGGGAAAGAGTATTGTTACTGTTCCTTATTATGATGATGGAGTTTCCTTTGATATTCCTTCTGAACCAGTAGGAACTTACGTTGGGATTGTACCTAAAGACTTTATTTCTGACATAAAGGAGTCTGTAAATTTTATTGGACAGATGTCCAATAGACCTGAGTTAGCCTGTGTAGAACTTAAAGTAGCTGATAGAGGATTGGTAGTTAATGCTACAGATTCTTTCTCTGCCTATCATTCTTCTCATAAAGAACTAAGTACGCCTATGTCCGCTGTTAGATTTAATGAGAGGATAATTAAAACTTTGGGTGCAGTTTTTGGTAATGAGGGTCTACAGCTTTATAAAATGGAAGATGAGTCTGTTATTTTGAAGGGGGAGAATGCCGTTCTTCAAATGGTTCCTATACGAATGGCTTATCCTGAACTAGAGCGTTTAATTGTAGAGGCTGAGGCTAAACCCTTTATGACTCTGAATATGAAAAATACTCTTGAAATCATCAAGGTAGTTGAAGCGGTGTCCAAAGGTGAGTACATGACACTTCGTCCTCCTCATGTTGACGATATAGATGGAGGTGTAACCGTAGGTGTTAATGACATAACAATGGAAGCTGAGTTAAAGATAGAGGATAGCAAGTTCCTCAGTATAGAAGAAGTCTCTTACCTTCCTTTAGACACTAAGAGATTTAAACAATGTATCCAAGTTTTTGGAAAAAATGATTATATAACTTTGGAGAAAATGGATAATGGTTTCATCCGCATTACGGGGGACACAGAGAACGAGCAATTTACCTGTTTCGCATCTCTTTCAACCTGATTCACTTGATGACCTTAAAGCAGAGATTTTAGGGTCTGTAGACGATTATGTAGCTGTAGACACCGAGACTAATGGTCTCAGGTGGATGGAAGACCGTGCGTTTGGCGTTGCCTTTGCATGGGATGACCAGCAAACCTTTATAAGAAATTCTGAGTTTGGTACGGAGAATATCGGCAGACTTATTTCAGATATATATAAATCTAAGAAAACTGTCATTATGCATAATGCAGAGTTTGACCTGCACATGATTCGGGAAACCTACAACGTACAGGAGTTTCCTAACCAAATTATAGACACTCTCCGTGTATCTCATCTCCTAGACAGTGCCGCCGACCACACACTTAAAGGTTGGGGAACCAAAGTATATGGACAGGGAGCGTCTTACTGGGAAGGTCTCATAGACGAGTATAAAAAGAAATACAAAGTCAAGAACTATGAGATGTTGCCTCCTGAGATTCTTGACCCATATGCAGGACACGATGCTTTCCTAACAAGGCAACTAGCATACAAATTTGTTCCCCAAGTAATGACTTCATATAGTCGTTTATTTGAATTAGAACACGAACTCCTTCCTGTAATCTTAGATATGGAAAAAGAAGGAATGGCGATAGACCTTGATTACATTCAACAGCAGAGACAGAAACAGGGACTACGAAAACGAGAACTTGAAAGGCAGTTGTTCAGCACTATAGGAAAGGTAATAAATCCAGCTAGTCCTAAACAACTTGCTGATTACTTATATGGGGAACTAGGGTTAGAGATTCCTCTTAGAAATGAAGGAAAAGAAGTTCAGAAAAAAGATTCAGATGGTAATGTTATTTTAGATGCCAATGGTAATGAGGTAAAAGTTTTTGTAGAGGGTAGTCCCAAAACAGATGATAAGGCTCTAGGTTACCTTGACCATCCCGTTGTTGAACTTATTAGGGAATGGCGAACGGTTAATAAGGTAGATAGTACATATTTTGCTCCTTACCAGAAGTTGCAGTACAAGGGACGTATTCATCCACGTTGGAATGCCTGTGGTCCTGTTACTGGACGATTGAGTTCTTCAAACCCCAATGCCCAGAATGTTCCTAAAGAATCCTATGTGCGACGTATGTTCGTTCCTGATTCTGAATTTATTGCAATAGACTGGTCTCAGATTGAACTTAGAATGTTAGCCCATGTTGCTAATGAGGCTGTCCTAATGAACGCTATTGAGGAAGGAACCGATTTACATACACTTACGGCTTCTAATCTTCATGGTGTCACTATGGAAGAGGTTACGGAGAAACAAAGAAATATTGGAAAAACTGTTAACTTCTCCATTATTTATGGAGCAGGACAAGAGATGTTAAGTCAACAAACAGGGGTCTCTGTTGAGGAAGCAGGTAATTTTAAAACAGCGTATTGGGAAACGTATCCAGCCTGTAGGAAACTTTTTTATACATTGATGCGTCAAGGTGAGAACCAAGGATACGTTAATACTATTTTTGGTAGGAGACTTACCGTTGGTAGTCAAAAACATTCCGCTTTTAACTATGTAATTCAAGGTTCTGCGGGAGACTTATTGAAGATTGCTCTTGTTAGATGTTGGAAATATGCCAAGGCTAACGGAGGGTCTATCCGAAATACGATTCACGATGAAATTGTTTTTGATAATTTAGACCCTCAAGAACATGTTCCTAATCTAGTGAGGTTGATGGAAGACTTCAAATTAAGTGTGCCTGTTATAGCTAATGCTTCTGTATCAGCGAAATCGTGGGGAGATGTAAAAGAATGGCAACCGATATAGGTAAAAGACTTACTGAAATAAATAAAGGGCTGAAGACCAAGTTCACCTTAGCAGATGACGATTCTTTAATTACACAAAGAATTTCTACGGGTCTTCCTAACTTTGACAGTATCCTAGGAGGAGGACTTCCTAGACGCTCAACTACAATTATCTATGGTCAGGAGTCATCAGGTAAAACTTTTCTAGCTATGAAAGCCATAGCATCTGCTCAGGCAGAGGGATTGGAATGTGGTTTTATAGATGCAGAATTTAGTTATGACCCTGTGTGGGCGGCGAAAATAGGTATACAAAAGAAGAAGTTGTATATCATTCAACCTGAAACAGGTGAACAGGCATTAGATAGTGTGTTAACACTCTGTACGGCAGGGCTTGATATCGTAGTGGTGGATTCTATTGCCTCTCTTCTTCCTACTAAAGAGATGGAAGGGACAATGGAAGATAACGCTATAGGGCAACAAGCGAGAATGATGAATCAGTTTTTCCGAAAGCATGGACCTATTAACAAAAATACTGCTCTTATTATGATTAATCAGGTAAGAGCAGGGATAGGCGGCTATTACACTACTGATGCTCTACCTGCGGGAAAGGGTCAACAATTCTTCGCTAGAATTATAGTTCATTGCAGAAAAGGTAAGCCTATACAGGATAAGAATGATTCTAATCCAATGGGATTTATGATGGAGTTAACTACCAGAAAAAATAAAACAGCACCTCCACTAGGAAAATGTAGTCTTCCTTTTTACTATACAGGTGAGATTGATATGTCTACGTTGTTTTTTCAACTTGGTTTGGATTTTGGTTTGATAGAAAGAACAGGTGCTTATTATAGTTTTGACGGTATACGGGAACTTGGTCGAGAGAATTTTGTTAAGGTGTTAAAAGAAGAGAATAAGATGGATAAGTTAAGTGATATGTTAGAAGAGTTGGAGGTCAATAATGGCTGATTTAGGAACAGAATTTAGAGGATTAGCCGAATCCTTTGCACATATGATTGAGGGTCTGGCTTACCTAGATGAGGATGAAGCAGTACGTCTTGCCAAAAAATATAGTGATGAATTAGTCACAGCGGCACGAGGTGTGTATAAAAACTTGGCTGAAGAGATGGCTGAAGTTCTTGCCAAGCCTCCTAAGAAAAGGCGAAAAAGTAAGAAAACAGCAGAATTTTCTGATAATAATCCTGTTCCCTCTCCTACTCCTTACGATGTCGCAGACATCAGGGCTGCAGCTAATATTGGAACTGAAGAACTTCCTCCTCAAGAGGAAACTCTTCGTAGCCAACAGGTAGACCCTGAGGATATGGGAATGGCTCTTGATGGTTTACAACAAAGTTTGCATAGTCAAAATGTAACTACAGGTCGTTCACGAGGAGCGTATCAGGATTCCCGTACACCACCTCAGACAAGACTAGAGGAGTGAAATGCCCCAGCTAGGATTTTCCGATTTACGTAAAACTGATACTAAAGAGCAACTTCTTGTATCTAAATGGTTAACTGAAATAGGACTAGAACATTCATTAGAAGAAAAATTTCCACCTTATTGGGCAGATATTTATATACATGACATCATGTTGGTGATTGAACTAGATGGTGCATTTCATCTTAAAAAAAAGGATGCAAAACGTGACCGCATTCTTTTAGAGGAATACAAAGTTATAACATGGAGAGTTCCTAATTCTCATGTTACCCCTACAAACAAAAAGACATTTATAAAAGAGTTAATGGTTCTAGTAGAGGAGAGAAGTAATGCCCAAAGTCAGTAATATGCTTAAAGCTAAAAGTAAATCGGTATCCAAGCATTGGGTAGAGTCTGCTCTGGATATAGTCCTTTTAGATGAAAATAAACGAGAGTACACTAAACGTACTACTTTCAGACCTTCTTCGGCTCATTACTGTAGTCGTTGTCTGTGGTACATGATGATGGGGTATCCTCAGCCTCCAGAAGAGCCAATAGGGTTACGACGGATGGGTATTGGTACTGCTTACCATGAATTCATACAAGAGCGATTAGCTAAGACTAACTTAGTGCAGAAAGCCGAAGACATTGAGTTAGAGGTATTTAATGATGACCCTCCGATGAGAGGTTTTGTTGATGGTATTCTGACGCATCCTGATACAGGAGAGAAGTATGTCCTTGAGTTGAAGAGCCGTAATGAAGGCACTAGGTATGCTCAAAAAGCTATTCTTCCTTCTAGTGCCCATTTGATTCAGTGGAATTTGTACAGTCATATGTCAGGCATAGAAAAGGGTTTAATCTTTTATATTAATAAAGGAAATAATCAGTACCAGATATATGAAGTGGAACGAAATGAGTCTATCTTAGAGAATACCTTTGAAAAATTTAGATTGGTATGGGATGCGATACAGAGGAATGAACGAGTTCCTTATGTAGAGTGTGAAGAGAGGTTTGACCCTTACAGGGAAATCTCTGAGAGAGACTGGTTTATCAAAGGAGAGTAACATGTTACGAAGTAATCCTACTCTTAATTTAACAACAGAGATAACGAATAAGTACGCTAGTTTCCCAGAGCCAAAAGAACCTGAATGGGGAGAGGATTTTGCTTTTCCTGTAGATGCCGAAAGTCTGACTGATACTGAATTGGACACATGGATGTTACGGTTAGGGGCATGGAGAGGATATGTCTCATCAGTAGCTTCTAGTCTTGAAGGGCAACTAGCAGTAATAGACCCTGCATTTGAAATGAAAGTAGGGATAGCTATGTCAGTTGTAGACCTCCCTTCAGATAGGAGAACTGTCAAAGAGATTGTTAGAAGTCTCGCAATAGCAGGAAGCACAGAGTTAACGGAACTCTGGGGTGAGATTCTTAGGTTAAAGGGAGAGATAAAACTTCTTCAAAGAAAACACGATTTTTATACTCAACAGTTTGAAACCATTTCCCGTGTAGTTTCTAGACGTGGACAGGAAAGAATACGCTTCTAATATCAAGTGACACGAATTATCGGCATTGACATATCTACCAAAAAGATAGCCTGTATTCTCCTTGATGGAAGTGTATGGAAAACTGTAGAATTCTCATCTAACGCTAAAACTTGGGATATAAGATTAGACGAATTACAAGAACAGTTCTGGATATTTCTCCGTGACAGAGTTACGGATAATGACTATATTTTTATAGAAGATATCCCTTATGTTCAGAATGTTCAGGCATTAATTAGATTAGTACACACTGTAGCAATGTGTAGAACTGTTGCTACTTTTTTTGGTTATAAGCATAAATATGTTAATAATCTAACTTGGAAACATAGAGTGGTAGGGTCGGGAAGAGCTTCAAAAGATGATATTGCAGTTAAAGCCCGAAAATTATATGGGGAGGAGGAGACAAAGCATTTAAGTCAAGATTCATTAGATGCACTCTTGATAGCTACATATGGACAGATAACTATTAATTATGAAAAATGGAAGACCTACGACAGCATGAAGGAACATTATAAAGGAGTTTTGGATGGTCGTCTCTAAATTAACTGAAAATGCTATAACAATTCTAAAAGGAAGATATCTAGTAAAAGATGAGGAAACAGGAAAAGTCACCGAAACTCCATCCGAAATGTTTAAACGAGTGGCAAAGACAATTTCTTCTTGTGAACGTATAGACGCCAATAAATCTAAGTACGAAGAAATTTACTATGAAATGATGTGGAATTTAGATTTTGTTCCAAATTCCCCGACTCTCATGAATGCAGGAACAGGAGCAGGAACCTTAAGTGCCTGTTATGTTTTACCCATTAATGATTCCATGGATAGCATAATGACGGCTGCTTATGACCAAGCTATGATTGAGAAATATGGAGGTGGTGTTGGATTCCCTTTATCCAATATTCGACCTGAAGGTACTCCTATAAGAACTACGCAAGGACAAGCCTGTGGACCCATCAATGTACTGAAGACCCTTAGTCAGGTCGGTACAATGATTACCCAAGGTGGTAAAAGAGATGGGGCACACATGGCTATCATGTCTGTCTATCATCCTGATATTGAAAAATTCATTACCTGTAAAGCTAAAGAAGGTGAGATTCACAATTTCAATATTAGCGTTGGTGCTGACAGTACGTTCATGGAAGCTGTTGAAGATGATTACTACTTACATCTAACCTTCCCATTAGACAAGAATTCTTATGAAACTCTACCTTTAGATAAAATAGAAGATGGTAGGTGGGTTAAAGCCAGAGATATTTTTTTCAAGATAATTCATGGTGCTTGGTTAAACGGTGAACCAGGAATGGTTTGGCTAGACCGAATTAATCAAGATAATGCCACTCCTCATATGGGAGATATTGAAGCTACTAATCCCTGTGGTGAACAACCTTTACTGGGAAACGAAAGTTGTAATCTTGGTTCTATTAATGTTGCTAATTTTGTGATTCATTCTCCCAGTGGGAAAGCCAAGTTTGACATAAATAGATTTAAAGTAGCTGTTCAAAACTCAGTTAGATTCTTAGATAGTGTGGTAGACACTAACTCTCATCCGACAGATGCTACTACCTTAATGAATGCCAAAACTCGTAAGATTGGTCTTGGTATTATGGGATGGGCTGATGCCCTCTTCCAGTTAGATATCCCTTATAACAGTACAGAGGCTTTGGCTCTGGCAAATACGGTAGGGGAAACTTTGAAACAGACTGCGGATAAAGCGTCAGAAGCCCTTGCTGTTGAATTTGGCAGCTTCCCAGAATTTGAAGATAGTATTCTTAATAAGAAAAACGGTGGCAAATGGAATGCCATGCGTAATGCATGGAGACTGTCAATTGCTCCTACGGGAACTATTGCAATGATTGCGGATACTTGTTCAAGTATTGAGCCACAGGTATTTTTGGTTTACACCAAAAAGAATCTAAGTACAGCTTACGCAGGAAAAGAATTTACTTATGTAAACAAATATTTCTTGGAAGCTATGGATAAAACTGAATTATCTAATTCTGAGAAAGAGGATATTGTTAGTGAATTAAATAAAGGTGAGAGCCTACAATCTATGGCATATGATGCTGAAGGATTTGCTCATCTTCAGGAAATATTCCTAGTCTCAGGTGATGTGACTCCTGAGGAGCATGTTGAGGTGCAAGCTGCTTTCCAGAAATATGTGGATAGTGGCATTAGTAAAACTATTAATCTTTCTAATGATGCTACTGAGGAAGAGGTTTCCAAAGCATACTCCTATGCATGGGAACTAGGGTGTAAAGGTATCACTGTCTATAGAGATGGAAGTAGGAAAAAGGAAGTTCTTATAGCAGGAACCCCAGATAATATCCCATCTAAATTTATTGATAAGGATAATGAGGAAGATTGGACACGTCCTAATGAGATGATAGGTGTTACCTCCAAGATTCAAACAGGTCACGGCAGTCTCTACGTTACTATGAATAAAGATAGTAATCACCAAGTGAAAGAAGTGGTTGCGTGGACAGGTAAATCAGGAGCATGTGAACACGCTGCTTCGGAAGCTATGGGAAGATTGATTTCTACAGCTATCCAGTTTGGAGTTCCTATGTCTGTTTTGGTTAAGCAGTTAAAGGGTATAGAGTGTTGTCCGCATTTCTGGAATGGAAAAAGGATTACTTCTCCACCTGATGGTATTGCTCAAATTTTGGAGAATGCTCTCTATGCAACAACGGAACCTGTTAATGCCCAACAGATGGCAATAGCAAATTATATTCCACAGACAGATGCAGAGGCTCGTGAGAAAGGACTTTGTCTGGAATGCGGAACTCCCGTGTTAAAATTAGCAGGATGTGATACTTGTCCTGATTGTGGATGGGCTAGGTGTTAGAGATGTCTTCTCAATTTCTGGTTGACTTGGCACGTAATCCCGAAGAATGGACTAAAGGACTCTCAGGAAGAACTCAACTTCCTGAGAATCATGGATTGTTCTTTATTTACAGTTCAACGGAACCTCGTTCTTTCTGGATGAAAGGAATGGTGTTTCCCATAGATATTGTTTATATTGACGATTCTAATTCTGTAGTGAAGATAGCAAAAAATGTTCCTCCAATGATGCCTGATGATGATGTAAAACTATACCCTAGTGGCACTCCTATTAAATACGCATTGGAATTAAATGCGGGAGAATCTTCCAATATAAGGACTGGAGCTTCCTGTAATCTTAGCTTTAATAATGATATAAGTAGGTACATTCTGACTTTTAACTAAGATGTAGGAAGGAGATTTGCCGTGGGAGACGTTAAAACCACGCTACTCACTATTCCTAAAAGTGATTGTAAATCTCTTCTGAATAACCTTTATTGCACTATAGAGACTATTGATTATCCTAACACTGGGATATTTTCCGAATGTTTAAAACTTCTTATCCAAGGTTACTTGCGGGGCAGAGGTGTGCGTTTGGATGGGATTAATCAACAAAAGGATAAGGAACAACATATTCTTTTCTTAGCTGATACCCTGTGGGATATGGCTGTGGAACATGAATCATATGATTGGTTTATAAGATGGATAGCTAAGTTAGAGAAAGTTGTGAAAGAAAGGGAACTTAAGCCGTGACAGTGTATTGCAAGATAAGTGAGTGTGTTTTCAACCAAGAACTAGATAAACCCCATCAACGTATCTATGGAAGAAATTATACTCCTATAGGGAATATGGGTCAGTACTCTGGTACATGTGGATTAGGGGTGCTTCGTGTACGAACAAATACTGTGCATACGAGTCAAACTAAACATGTTATTCCAGAGTGTGCCAGCTTCTCCGAAGATGAAACGTTATTAACGGTTATGGCAACAGAACCAGTTGTTTCTTTTTGTGATGAGAAACGGTGCCTTCATTTTGGCAAAGGTGAAGGTTGTACTCTTCCTGATGATGTGTATGTAGCTTGGCAAGAGGTTAATTTTCTAGGAGAAGTGTCCCGATATCCGAAGTGTGATTCCTTTTCAAATCGAGGTATTTCTGGTCATATGGATTTTAGTAAGAGTTTCCAGCGTTAACTAATTTACATAGAAATAATTTATTGTTATAATTTCAATATTATGTTTGGTAAATTCTCAGTCATCCGAGACGAAGAAACTTCTCAGATAGCAATTGTATGCCCTGCTCCTATTGTTGTCTTTGAAACTATGGAAGAACTTAAGGAGTGGGTAGACGAATTAGTTGAGACGGTTTCAGATATAAATGATGAAACCACAAAGTCTTCTTCTTTGCCGTTAAAGCAAGCCTATGCTGCACAGGTGATACAAGAGTGGCAAATCCTATTACAAAAGAACCTAAAAGACAATGGGACCGAGAAGTAAGGGATAACGCTAGAGACCTTTACCTTACGGGATACAGTATTACACAGATTGCTTCTGAACTAGAAGTGCCTGTTCCTACTGTACGGTATTGGCAGAATAAAGATAACTGGACTGATTCTAAGAGAAATCTCGCGTTATCCTCTAACGATTCTACCTTAGATGAGATAACAGATACTCTTACTAGGTCTCGTAGTCAGGCGATGCAGGACTATATCCGTATACAAGATGTCGCTAAAGATGGAATTTATGATGAGGAACTTAGATTTAGAGATAAAAAACAAGCTGTAGATGCTCTGGCTATAGGATTGAAGGGCGAGAGAGAACTCCTTAATCAAAACGTATCGATGCAATTAATACTAGAGATAGCTAAGGTACTAGATGAAGAAATCAAAGACCCTTTCGTTAGACAACGAGTCGGTAACAAGCTTGCTGCAATCGGGCAACTCTACGCCGCAGACTAGAAACAATGTTAAGGCGGCGATAGAGGCTCTTTCTGGTGTTCTTTTAGGGAATACTGATATTGCCACGGTTGAAGAACAGTTCGCTGGGAAAGTTCAAGAAAATAAAGATTCTATTTTTCAGGAAGAACCTGTAGATATAGAGACCTTTCTTTATAGTAAAGAATATTTAGGTCTTAATATCAGCCTCTCTCCTGCTCAACTAGATTTTGTAGATGGCATGTCCCGAATCTATGAGACTCCTATTTTTACCGAGGGAGTTCTCCAAAGTGGTCAGGGTTCAGGTAAAGATACCTGTTCTGTTTTTATTAACCTGAGAATTGTGTATCTCTTATGGTGTCTTAATTCTCCTCAAGACTTCTTTAAGATGGCTAGTAACTCGTTTATAGACCTTATAAATGTGGCTCCTACATCTGATATTGCCCGAAATATTTACTTCGCAACCTTAACTAACATAGTTAAGGACTCTCCACTCTTTCAAAATAAGATAGATGCCAATATTACATCTACCATGATTAACTTTCCCAAGAATATCAGGTTGATAAGTGGTAACTCTGAGAATGAATCATGGCAGGGGTACACTCCAATTCTTATTATTTTGGATGAGATTGACGCTTTTAAGAGTGAGATGGAGCTTCATCGTAGTAAAAGTCTCCGTTCCGAGGGTGCGGAAGGAGTATATGCTACGGCTAAGTCTCTAGTTCAATCTCGTTTTCCAGGTGTAGGTAAAATTGTTTCTCTTTCATGGCCTCGTTTTAAAGGTTCTTTTATTCAAAGAAGATTTGCTGCAGGTAAATTAGAGAACAAGACTTACGTTGCAGCCAAAGAAAATGGTGACCCTTACTGTACTTGGGAGTTTAATCCCACAAAAAGTAAGGATGATTTCGCAGATTTTTATTTAACTGACCCTGTTCTGGCAAAAGCTAGGTTTGAATGTGACCCTCCATATGCAAGAGATGCTTTTATAAAAGACCCTGTTCCCGTATTACGGGCTTTTGATGCAGATATTAATGATGCTAATGTCATTACCCATGCTGCTCTAAAACCTATTCGTAGTGAATATAACCTGACTTCTGGAGTTAAGTATTATATTCATGTGGACTTAGGTCAGAAACATTCTAACGCTGCTCTAGGGATAGCTCATAAAGATAAAAAGAGGGACATGGTTGTTGTAGACCTTTTAAAGGTCTGGAAACCAGAACCTGACCATGATATTGAGTTAAAGGATATTCAGAATTTTATTATTAAGTTAAAAGACCGTGGATTCAGGTTGATGGAAGTAACCTATGACAAGTTCCAGTCATTAGATTCTATTCAACAGTTACAGAATATAAGTATCAATGCTAAGTATAAAAGTGTTACTCGTACCGCTGAAGCCTATGACACTTTTAAAGATTTACTTTATCAAGAAAAAGTTGATGGATATTTTGATTCCGCTCTTATAGATGAAGTGCTAGGACTTGAAAGACTTCTTGGAGACCGAATAGACGCTCGACCTGGATTTAAGAAAGATAGGGCTGATGCTATTGTTGGTGCTATACATGGTGCTGTTCAGGGAGAAGGCACTACTCGCTTAATGAAGAATATTGGAAATATTCAGGAAGTATTTGGTAATGCAAGTCCAGGTCGCAGTGATAGACTAAGTGGTAATGCTCAAGAACATAAAGAATTTGAACGGAAAAAGGAAGCGATAATGGCTCAGTTAGAACCAGTCACTAGTAATTCTTCACTTAATTATACTGATAAATGTGGTAACTGTAGCCGTACTGGTGGAATAGAATTCACTTTTCAGGGTCTTAGAGTTAATGTAGATGAGGATGCTGACAATAAAAGATGTTTAATTTGTACGTCTTCTTGGAAGAGAGTAGAAAAACGGTGGCTTGTTTCTTCTGAACCTGATGAAATTGAACTAGCTAGATTTGGAGGTAATTGGTAATGGGCTGGATGGATAACCTTGCCAATACTATAGCGGGAAGAACAGGAGATATGCCTGTTGTTCCCCCGTCTATAAATGCAGAATATGACCAACGTCTTGCTATATTAGATAACTTTACAAAACAACAACAGATGAATGGTAACGCTCCTGAGGGTACAATCAGTGAAAAAATGTCCCCTGTTGGACTGGATGCCATCATTCAGGACTGGGTGCGACAGCAATTTATTTACCGCAGGTCTATTCTTCAGGACCTGTACATCATGGCTTTTCAGGTTACTGAGATTCGTTCAGCACTTCTCTCTATTAAAAGAGAAGTATTTCGTAAAGGGTTTGGTGAGTGGGTTCAGAAGTTTGTACGCACTTGTCCCAACTGTGAGAAAAAATATGATGAGTCTGGTGAGGGTTGTGATGAGTGCTTTGATTATGAATATGTAACAGAGTTTAGATATAACGAAACTGGTGAACATACTCCTTTTCGAGTAAAGAGGTGGAAGAGGGATGACGAGGGAAATAAGATTGCCACACGAACTAAGTTACCTGACCTTACTCAACAAAGTCGCTTTGATACATTTTTAGATAATGCCAACACTTTCCATCAACCGTTGCTAAATGTGTTAATGGAATTTTTTGATGATGTGATGATTGCGGATGATGGGTTCTTACTGGTTAACAAAGAGTATGAATTAGACAGGGACTCAGGTGAGATTTTCGTAAAAGATGTATTTGAGATTACCCGATTACATCCTGCACTGGTTGAGTTTGATATAGACCGTAAGGATGGACTTCCAGAACGAAGCCATTACATCTGTCTTCTTCATAGAAATGAACAAATTAATACAGGTCCAGGTGGATGTGCTGCTGTTGCTGAGGACGGCTCGATATGTGGTGCTGAACTATATCCAGCTATGTATAGGTACTACTGGCGTGGAAGATACAGGTATTACACACGGGATGAGATATTCCATGCCAGTTTCTTTGCTCCTTCAAAAACATATGGATACTCTCCTGTACTAACAATTTTCGAGAAAATTCTTACTTTGACAGGGTTGGACAGAACTTACTACAGGTACTTCTACGAGAGGAGAATACCACCTGGAGTCGTAATCTCTTATACCGATGACCCAGAGTCTCTGGAAACTGAGATTGAACGCATCAAGATGCAGATGCTTCAAGACCCTAATACTTTCCCATGGATTGCTGCTGCATCAAAAAGCAATAGGGGACGTACTGACCACATCCGATTAGGGTATACCTTTGAAGAATTGGACATTCTTTCTGTTAGACAGGAAATTAGAGAAAGAATAGCCATGCTCTGGGGTGTGACTCCCATGTATCAGGGAGACTCTAGCAGTGTTGGTGGGTTGACCCGTGAGACTGCACAAACTTCTATGTTTGAAAACCTAGTAGAGTCCTACCAGAATATAATTAATCGTGGTGTTATTCCATTTATTCTAAAGGCTATAGGAATAACGGATTGGGAAATTCAACTGACTCCTCCAATGGAAAGAACCGAGGAAGATAAACTCAGGTTGGATAAACAGAGGATTGAGAATGCTCAAGCGATGATTAATCTTGGGTACACTCCAACCAAGGTTAAAGGTGTGGATATTAAATTCACATACGAGAAGGCACCTCAACCACCAATGGGAATGCCTGGGATGGACCCGATGGGAGGAGCGATGGGAATGCCTCCACCACCTATGGACCCGATGGCAGGAGGAATGCCGCCACCTCCACCAGCACCACCTCCACCTGCTGGTGGTGCCCCACCACCTCCAGTTTAGGAGTTAATTATGTCTATGGGACCTAGTTACGAATTTCCAGTAGTGATAAGTAGGATTGTTGACGGTGACACCGTCGATGCCCGAATAGATATTGAATTCAAAATTGTATATGAGGAACGTATTCGTCTT